GCGGGAGGTCCAGAAGAAGATAGAGAGGGAAGTGGAAAGATTCAGTAAAAAATATTATGATTTATACAAGGATTGGATGACTCATGCGTAGCGTTAATACAGTAGTAATTCCCGAACTATCGGAATCAATAGTCATGGCTTCAATTCGTAAGGCTCAAGAGGGCGTTGCGAATAAGGAAGATGCGGAAAAGGCGGTGGCTTTAGATTTTTATTATCATCGTAACGTCGACAAGCATATAGATAAGTGGTTCTCTTCTTCTACGTTAGACCAAGTGCCGTCATTTCCTCAAAAGATCGTCCCCAGATTTGCAAAAGCAAGGATGATGATCTATAAAAAGCCGCCTTTAAGGATGATTAATGGTGATGTATCAGAAGATTACAGAGATTATTCTAAACGATTAGATTCAAGGGCAAGGGAATTTTCAGAGTTAACATGGCTTACGTCAAGCATGGGCTTTAGAAGTAAATGGTCCGAAAAGAAACAACGGTTGGAATATGATCTGATTCCGTTCTTTAAGAGATATGAAGTCGAGGGTGAATTAGCCGGTGTTTCTTATGAGGTTGAGAGGGATGCTAAAAACAACAGGATTTTCGTCTTCTGGTCGGATGAGCTGCATTTCAAGTTTAATCAGGGCGGGAAAATGATTCAGGTCAATGAGAACAATGAGAATCCTTACGGTATGATCCCGGTTAGTTTTGTTGATTACCCTCAAAGTGCGGCTGATGTTATAAGGGCTTCGATTCAAATAGGCATAGCTAATACTGAAATTGCATTGGCTGAACGATTCTCATTTGGCCAGCCGGTTATATCAGGGTTAGACGAGTCGAGTAAAATATCTCTCGGTATTGATAAGGTCATGGTCTTGCCCGAAGGTGCGAACTTTAGTTTTGTAGGCAATCCCGGAAGTCTTAAAGATATGATTGAAGTAAGTAAAAGTTTCGCCAATCAGACGGCTATCAATAACCATTTAAGAATTAAGTGGGATGATTCAGGCAATCCGCAAAGTGGCGAAGCGTTAAGAATGTTAGAGATAGAGAATTTAGAAGCAAGGATAAGCGATATACCTATCTGGCGAGAATGGGAGCAGGAACGCTATGAGATAGACCGGTCAGTCATAAGAGCACACACCGGGAAAGATATGGGCGAACGATACGCCGTAGATTTTGCAGAGATTGAATTTCCCAAAAGCCCCCAGGAAGAACGTGCTGAATTGGATTGGAAATTAGAAAAAGGGCTTATATCGAGAGAAGATTTGATACGCCATTTCAATCCCGATATTACAGAAGAAGATTTAAAGATACTATTAGACAGAGTAGATGAGAGCAAACAGGCTGAAGCGGAAGCACAAAAGCCAGTATCACCTTTACAGAGAATATTAAATGCCTGATCCGGTGGAAACATTCTCAAGTCAAATAGGCAAACTTGAAACTGCTCTATTTGCTGATCTGGGCAAGATTGCTCAACGATTAGATCGGTTAAGCGATACTGAATTAATCAATATGATTCGTGAATTGAATTTCTTTCAAGAGCTTTTAGACAGGGGTTATACGGAGGCAGTAAACGGCTTGATGGATGCGTATGAGGGGAAGTTATCCGTTATTGCAGAGGAAGCCAGGAAGCGTGGGATTGGGACGATTAAAGGGGCAACGGTACAACAATTAGAACTATTGCAGGAGTTAGATACAAGAGCCTTATTAGGTAATGCCAATGCGTTTGCCAATACATTGACTGAAGGCTTATTTAGCGGAATTATAGCCGGGGAATCTCCTTCGTCTATTGTTACTCGTTTGGCTGAAACGATCAATCTACAGACTCATCAATTAAATGTAGCGGTACATGATGGATTTAGAAAGTTTGACGACATTGCAAGGCATAAAGTATTTGAAGGTGAGGACGTTAGATGGACTTATGTAGGTCCAATGGATGAATTGACCAGGGATGTTTGTGCTAATACAATATTAAATGAGCCTTCTACTGGTTATACGGAATCAGAAGCATCAGCATCTGATACTCCTTTTGGAGAAAGGGGTGGCTTTAATTGTAGGCATTCGTGGAGAATTTACGAAAGCCCTAACAAAATTAAAGAATCAGCTTTTACGCCAGGGAAGGGATTGCCAAAAAAATTCAAAGATTTTAAAACAACGGATTTAAATAAAACTCAACTGAAACAATATGCAAGATTGTCAAAGTTTAGATCGACAAAAAGAATTACAGGTCAACAATTTACCGATGGATTAATAAGGATTTTAGGGGGATGAAAGCTCCGCAGATGTTAGATATTCCAGTAAGCCTATGGAAAAAGATTGGTGGACAAACAGCTACAAGAATCGTTAAAAATGCTGATAAGGGGATAGATAAGGATGGGGGGAAGTTTCCTCGATATACAGCCGATTATGCACGTAAAAAGGCGGCTGGGAAAGCATCTCCAAGGGGTGTGAGTGGAGATCGACAAACTTCACCGCCTAATTTAAGATTAACGAGTGTAATGCTTAATTCCATTTCAGCACAGAACGCTACAAAAAATGGGGTAGAGATAATATTTAGAGATGGTCTAAAGGTAGAGGGTAATGCTAAAAGAGGCAGAGATATATATGGACTATCCTCGGACAATGTGGAAGAAATAGACAAGACTTTAAAAGGGCATATCAGTAAGAATGTTAATAAATATGCTCGTGAATCCGTAGAGATCAAGATTGGATAAAAGATTTGAACCAATAAAGGTTCAGAAAACAAGAGGGTAAGAAGATGACTCAAGAAAACGAGCAAGAAACAGTACAAGAAGTACAAGAAGTGGCTAAAGACCAAGAATCAATTAACTCCGACGGTGAATTGATTGCAGAAAGCAAAAAGTACAGGAGTCGGGCACAGAAAGCAGAAGCCAAGATTGCTGAAATGGAAAAGACCATAGAAGCGAATCGGACTAAACAATTAGAGGAGCAGAATGAGTGGAAAACTCTCGCAGAAGAACGCAAGGGTATGATTGACGAATTAACTCCGATAGTTGACAAGTATAAGGCAGATGAAGTGAAATTCACAGAAGAACTGCTTTCTGATTTCTCGGAAGATGACCGGGAAACTTTTAAGGAACTCCCCTTAAATCAATTAAGGGCGGTTCATGGTAAACTAATTTCAAAACAAAAAGTACCGAATGTAGATACATCTCCGGCGGGTGAATATCAGGGATATGATTCCTTGATAGATGCTGCCAAAGATGTGAGCAAAGGTTTACTGGACAAGAAGTCTTATGCCAAAATCAAAGAAGCGTTTACAGCTCGAATCAATAGAGCATAGCACTACCGGTTTCGACTGTGGTGTTAGTTCTGCTGTTAAGAAGGATGGCGAACATATATACGTTGCGAACGGTGAGGAATTGCCGTATGAAGATGGCTTTAGGATTTCAGTAGGTCAGGAACGTTTGCCGGGGTCGATTAGATCGACCTTTTATCATATCTCTCAAGAGAGATGGGATTCTATTTTCGGAAAGGATAAATAATGGCAACAGGAGATTCAGGAAATTTTGCTGGTGGCTTACTCGAAATTATCGAGTCAGAAGCACTTATTAAATTTTCCGATGCGAATGTAACAATGCCGCTAATTACGGTTAAAGGTGAACCGAAAGCGGATCAAATAACATTTATCGCCTATAATGCTGGTTCAAGCGTTGTTTCAAGTGCTGATGTAGTAGCAACCGCAGAAGGTACAGTAACACCTTCTACAGCTCTTGATACAGAAAAGAAAACAGCAACGTTGGATATGTATTCCGTCATGGTCCCGATTTATGACGAAGCAATGCTTTCCAACGCTGACGACGTAGCTTCAAATGTAGGTGCGTTAGTTGGTAATGCAATGGCAGCTAAACTTGATTCATTGGTTAATGCTGAATATGACAATTTCTCAAGTTCAGTTGGTGCTTCATCTGCGGCTCTTACGGTAGATAATCTTTTCTCGGCTTTAAAAACCTTGAAAAGCAACTCTGCTATGGGAAGCCCAAATGCAGTTTTAGCTCCTGCTCAAATCTGGGGAACGTATGGCGTTCACAATGATCTTGTAACAGCTGCTCAATTTGCGGGTGCTGGTGTTCAAGATGAAGGTGCAAGAACAGGATTCGTACAACGGATTGCTGGTATTGGTATACATAGTTCACCTGAATTTACCGAAGCCTCAAACGCAACTAAAGGCGGTGTCTTTACTGCGGGTGCATTAGGGTTTGGTTACGCAGGACAGTTATTTAGAACTGAATCTTATCGTGAAGGTACTTATCTTCGTGATAACATCATTGGTTCTGGATTCTGGGATGTTGTAGAAATCATTGACGCATGGGGCGTTGAAGTTCATACTAAAACATCGTAATCGTGTTATGGTGGGGGTTCTTACGAACCCTCACCATGCTTACTGTAGGGAGGAGTTAGCAAGGAGAGCATAATGGCTTATACAGGAAATAGTTTTAACGGATTTATAAGAGAATACTTTGCAGACGTGGCAGGGGTAACCGGAAAGAGTTTAAACGACTCAATCAGGTTAGGTCTTGAAGAATTAGGGTATTCCGGCAGTTTAAATAAGATGCTGCGAGAATGGGCGGATGCTAATTCAGCCACAGGAACGAGCATCAATTCAGCATTAAGAGGGTTGATGCGTGAAATGGTCGGTGAAACAGGGGTATCAATACCTTCAATGGCTGACGAATATTTTGGACAAACAACATGGAACACGATCTTGACCGTCTGGGAAGATGAATCAAGGAAGTGGGATTACATAGATTAATACGAAGCGGAACGCTTCTAATCGCCGGGATTGTCCGGCAAGGAGAATAAAATGGCAACATTAACAGGCAACTCGATTGCATCAACATATTTAAAATTATTAAGAATAACCAACGACACTATGGGTGCAGATGCAACTGCATATTATATACAAGATAGTGCAGATACAGATTCAGCTCTTTCAATATCAACAACGAGGGTAGGAATTGGAACTGATGCTCCAGCAAAACCACTTCACATTTCAAGTAGCGACAATCAACCTTTAAGAGTTGAATCAACAGACGCTTATGCTGGAATACAATTAAAAGACAATGGCAGTTCTACACTACCTCCATTAATTAGTGCATTGTCAGATGATTTATTGTTTTATGGTGGTCACGCAAGTAGTCAACCATTAATGATGTATTTAGACTCATCTACTGGAAACGTCGGAATTGGAACTGCGAGTCCCGATGGAGCTGGGTTACATATTCATTCTGCAACTGCTGGTTCTGTAACTGCTCATGCTAATGCAGATGAATTAGTAATAGAAGGTAGTGGTGCTACTGGAATTTCTATACTAACAGAAGCTAACCAAACTGGTGCTATTATGTTTGGAGTAGAAGAAGATACCCAAGCGGCTCGAATTACAAATGTTCAAAGTACAGGAATATTCACAGTTGGTGCTTGTCAAAGTTCTGGTCAGGTAGTGTTTGAATCTGGTACTGGAACTGAAGCAATGAGAATTGATGCCAGTCAAAACGTAGGAATTGCAATGACACCCAGCGGTTCGCACAAACTTGATGTAACTGGCTCGGCTGGATTAAGCACAGGAACAGCTTGGACAAATACTTCCGATGAACGAATTAAGACGAATGTTGAAACGATTGAAGGCGGTCTTGATAAAATCAATCAACTGCGACCTGTATCATTCAATTATTCCGAAGATTATCTTGAACAGCATTCAGAATTAAGTTCTGATAAAACTTACAATTCATTTATCGCACAGGAATACGCAGAGGTATTTCCCAATGCTGTTAGTATATGCAGCAATCTTGAAAAGGTGATTGTGGAAGCAGTTGTAGGTGTAGAAGCTGTGGAAGCAGTCGAAGCTCAAGATGCAGTTTACGAAACAGTCGTAACAACCGAAGCTCAAGAAGAAATGGCTTGGGATGTTGAATTGCCTACTGTTGATAATACGAAAGATGAAATCAAATCTTTTATGGATGAATACTCACTTGAGTACAATTCGGGTGATAC